ATCACTACCCCAGGGAGTCAAAGAAGTTGATAGTACTATCGAAGCCTCAAAGGATGTGCGTGTGACAACTTGGCCAACGCAACCACTGGCCGTCATGTCACAAGATGGCGAAGGTGCATCGCAAGATATTCTCGATGCGATCACAGAACCGAATCAAGGTGGCATCTTCGGTCGCAAACCTCGCGACGAAGGGAACAAACCGGAATCGCCCAAACAACCAACCTTGGACTTCGTGCAACGCGTTCAACGCTGGATAAGAGATCGATTACTGGTTGCATTGCTCGTGGCCGTTACGTTTGTTGCGGGCGTTCTTTGGGGACGATCCGGCAAGCGGTTGATGGCTGCTCCTGTTTCTAACTCGTAGTGACTTTCCGTTTCCTTCGTTCGAGACCAAAAACCGAGACTCCAACGTTATGTTCGCACTCATCGGGTACATCCTCGTCTGTTATCTTGCAGCCGATCTCCTCGCTGGCTTCTGGCATTGGTGGGAGGATCGCTATGCGGACACGCGATGGCCAGTGATTGGCGAATGGATCGCAAAACCCAATCAGCTCCACCACGAGCAGCCATTGGCGTTCCTCGATCAGGGTTATTGGTCTCGCAATTGGACTACGCTTATCCCGGCGGGCGTCGCTTTCTTGTTAACAGTTCCCGATCCGATCTGCGGAGTCTTTGCCTTTGTTAGTCAGGCCAACGAGATCCATGCATGGTCGCACAGCAAAGGAAAAGTAGCCGCATGGATCGAAACCCTTCAATCGATCGGCCTCTTGCAATCTCCAAAGCACCATGCGCAACATCACGTTGAACCTTTTGGATCAAAGTATTGCGTGATGACAGATTGGCTCAACCCCATATTGGATCGCCTCGATTTCTGGAGAAGGCTCGAGGAGATCATTTGGAGAGTCTTCGCAATCAGGAGCCAACACTAATGCTCAACATCATGGAACGTGGTCAAGCTTGGTTGGCAAGTCAATTGACCCAACACGCATCCAAAAAAGTTGTCTACTGTCGCGATGATATCGAGGTGGAACTGTCTGCAACCATAGGGAAATCGGAATACGACCAAGACGACGGAGAAGGAATTGTCACTCGTTCCCAAGTTCGCGACTTCCTGATCAATACTCACGAGTTGATGGAGTCAGCGATAGGCTCACTACCGCGGCGCGGCGACTCGATCGTCGAAGTCGTAGGCTTCACGGTCTTCGAGTTCGAAGTCATGTCGCTTGGAAACGATCCGCCGTGGCGTTACAGCGATCCGTTCCGATTCAAACTCCGCATCCATACTAAGCAAGTCGCGAGTCGTGAGACTTGAGATTAACGATTGGCTTCTTGCTCTTCCTCAAGACTCACGACTCAGGCCTCGAGACTTTAGATATGACGACCGTTTTACAAGTAGCCGATAGCGTAACCGCCCAACTCAATGTAGCCGAGTTCGACTTCGAATTCATCGCCGAGCGAATGTACGTTCCCAACTTCGACCTCGAAGACGTGAAGGAACTCCGCGTGACAGTTGTGCCTCGCGATGTCGAGCTATTCCCTCACGACCGCGCCCACAACAAGTACCACTGCCGCGTTGATGTTGCGGTACAAAAGAAGTTTTCGAAGGGAACCAACGAGGAGATCGATCCGCTAGTGGATCTTGTGGAGAAGATTGCCGACGAGTTTCGTCTGAAGAGACTCGATTCATTTCAAGCGGCTCGATGCGTGAAGGCCGAACACGCAGTGCTGTATTCCAGCGAGCACTGGGAACAACTGCGTCAGTTTACAAGCTTGTTGACCCTAACCTTTGAACTGGCGCGATGATCAAGATCACGGTCCGAACTCAATTCGATAAGCGAAAGCTCAAGAAGAAGGCAGAAACAGCAACCTTCACTTCTCTGAGCGAGGCCGGCGGTGCGGTTCGAAAAACGGCCAAGCGTAGTATTCGGAAACGCAAGAAGCCTTCGAACCCGGGAAGCCCGCCGCATACACAGACAGGCATGCTCAAGCGAGTGATTCGATACGACGTCACCAACAACCGAACCGTTGTCGCAATCGGTCCTGTGAACGAGATCGCTGGACGGATTTGGAACTTGCATGAATTCGGTGGCGTTGCAACCAAGCGTCGAAAGCTCAAGCCGCATCGATTTAAGGTTGGCGAGCATGGTCCCATCCGTGCCATACAGCACGGAAGCAAGACCAAGTTTGCGAGGATCGAACTGCGAACCGGAGCTCAGGCGAATCGAGCCACTCGTCTAATTGCTGAGGAGAACGAGCGACGCAGTGACAACAAGCCTCGCCATTATCCCAAGCGACCATTCATGAAGCCGGCACTGGAAGCCAATCGGAGTCGGCTTCCCACGTTCTGGGCCAACTCAGTCAAGTAATTACCAAAATCGGTTAACGCCATACTGATCGAAGATAACATCGCAGCTGATAAGCGACATGGGTTCCGATATCGATTGTGAAGCTAGCAAACGATCAAAAGGGTCTCGATGATGAAAGTCCAAGCGAGAAAGAATAGAGAGATGATCAGTGGAGATGTTAAGAACGGAAAAGTCATTAATGGAAAGATGCTGTGTCAAGAACGATTCGATAGGTAATCCAAGCTTGAGTTTGTTGATGCTTACTTTGATCGTGATTTCCCAAAGACTGGTAACGCTCACCCATTTGCGATTTGCAGGTGACTCGATCGTTGCTTTTGCGTTTTGGGAAAGTCTTTGGTCGTTCCAGACAAACCAAAGAAACGAGTGTGTGTCCAATAGAACATTCATTCCATGTACTCGCGAAAGTCATCCAGCGGCGCATCAAAGTCATCAGCCATCCAGTGAGTCGTGCCTGCCGCAGAACCCGCCTTACACGGATAAAGTTGATCGGAAGTATCAGCTTTTTGAAGCGTCGCTATGACTTGCCCGTCATCAATGATGCGTGCCACTTCACCAGGCTTCAACTGGCTTAATATCACCTTGAGCTTTGTATCGCTGCTGTTCAATAAAACGTCTGACATGATTGTACCTCCTACACTCAATTGTACTCGCTCCAAAAGGAAACCGAAACAATGCCAGAAGTAAAACTAGGTCTCGAAGCCGTCCTCACCATTGACGGTGCCGAGATCACCAACGTCAAGGATTTGACGGTCAGCCTAGAGAAGGCTGAGGCCGACGCGAGTACTCGGGCCAACAATGGCTGGCGAGCCACGGTGGGTACGCTCAAGGATGCGTCCATTGAGTTCACTGTTCTAAATAAGGACGGCGACTCTGCATTCGGCTTGCTTCAAGGCCTATGGAGCAGCGGCGATCCTTGTGATGTCGGCATCAGCGACGCTGGTGGAACGCTCACGCTGACTTGTGAAGTGATGAACTTCAATGTCAATCAAAACCTGGAAGAGGTCATCTCCGCTGATGTGACTCTCAAGCCAACACAGTCGAGCTCTGGTGGTGGCATGAACGTTGGACCTGGTTTGGCTGGCCCTTAAGCTGGCGTGATGCCTAAGGTCAGGATTCATTTGTATTTCTTTCTTCCTCAAGACTCAACCCTCAAGTCTCTGGACTATTAACATGCAGAAGTTTGTAGACCGCGCCGGACGCATTTGGATTGTAGACATCGATAACACGACGCTGCGCCGTGTGAAGACTCTCACCGGCGTGCATCTGTTGGAAGCAATCGATGGTGATTTGATCACGCGACTTTCGACGGATCCTTTGCTCTTGGGCGATGTGCTCTATGCAATCTGCAAGCCGCAAGCAGATAAGCAGCAGATTACCGACGAAGCCTTCGGAGAAGGTCTGGCTGGTAACTCGATCGACGATGCAACCGGTGCACTCCTCGAAGCGTTGATTAATTACTTCCCGGAGTCGCGACGCCGTCTTCTACGGAAGGCGGCCGAGAAACAGAAGCTGATCGAGACGCGAGGAATCAGTGCGATCGAGAAGCGACTGGACGATCCGAATCTCGTGGACAAGATCGTCGAAGATCTCGAACGCAAGCTCGCTGTGCCGACATTGAGCGACTCATCGTCCGACTTGCCGGCATCGTCGGAGTCGATCCAGGCCCCTTAACGCTTCGCCAGCTTGTGCTGATGGCCGAGGCCAAACGCCAACACGATTGGAATGTCGCGAGCACGATCATGGCACTGATGGCCGAGATGAATCGCGATCGCAAGAGGCGTCGCAAGCCATTCAAGCCCGACGACTTCAATCCCTACGCAGACCAAAAGCCAATCATTGCTAAAGGCACGGTGGAACAAGCAGCATCCATGTTGGGAGCAGCTTACACGAGAAACACTCCAGTCTCACCCCTCAAGTCTCAATCCTCATTATGTCGCAAGTCAGAGCCGGAGGAGCCTACGTCGAGCTAACCGCGAGGAGCGCCCAGTTCCTCAAGGGACTCGAAGCTGCGCAAAAGCGGCTCAAATCGTTCGGTGCATCCACGCGACTGGTTGGCACCAAGCTCACTGGCCTTGGTGTCGCAGCGGCAGCACCTGTGGGAGCCAGCCTGGCAGTCTATACCAGTTTCGATGATGCGATCCGGGCCGCTGGCGCAGCTGCCAATGCAACCGGTGCGACATTGGAATCGCTGCGCAATAAAGCGAAACTATTGGGAGCTACCACCAGCTTCTCGGCCAGTGAGGTTGCTTCGTTGATGACCGAACTCGGTCGCGCCGGTTTCTCACCCAAGCAGATTGAAGAGATGACTGGCGCGGTCATGAATCTAGCCAGAGCCACTGGTACGGATGCAACGGTTAGCTCGGGGATCATGTCAGCCACCATCCGTCAGTTCAGCTTGGAGGCAACTCATGCTGTGCGAGTCTCGGATCGATTGACCGCAGCAGCCAACATGTCCTTCAACTCGGTTGAGTCGCTTGGGGAAGCGTTGCAATACGCAGGTCCCGTGGCAGCCGACGCCAACATGAGCCTCGAAGAAACGCTGGCAGTTCTCGGCACGCTCGGAAACCTCGGGATTCAAGGTAGTGAGGCCGGTACCGCGCTGCGTCGATTGCTCACCCTGGGTGCCGCTGAATCCGAGAAGTTTCAAAAAGTATTCGGCGTTGCGACTAAGGACGCGCAAGGGAACGCGAGAGATCTGGTCGACATTCTTGGCGAAGTTGCTGCTGCATCGGCAAACATGGGAAGCGGTGATCGCGCCCAAGCCTTCAATGAAGTTTTCGGCTTGATGGGGATTACCAGTGCGTCGGCCATTGGAAAGACTGTCACCGATACCAAGAAGCTGCTTGCCGACCTGAAGAAGTCGAATGGCATCGCCGATAAGACCGCCCGCGATATGGATGCTGGGATCGGTGGCGCGTTCCGAATCTTAAAAAGTTCGATTGAAGGTGTGGCCATTGCGATCGGCGAATCGCTCGATCTCTCGGTCACCAAAATGATGAACGCAATCTCCCGGGCTCTTTCCGGACTGATTGAATGGATCGGCAAGAACCAGGAAGTGGTCAAGAAGGTCGCTCTCATAGTTGCCGGTGTCGTTGCAGTCGGCGCGGCTTTCATAGGTATCGGTAGCGCTGCTGGTGTGGCCGCGTTCGCTGTTGGTGGCCTAGCGTCGATGTTCTCACTAGTAGGAACAGCGATCGGGGTCCTTGTGACCATGATCGGCGCGCTGTTCACACCTATTGGACCTGTTGTCGCTGCAGTTGCAGCACTGGGCGCTTACTTCATCTACTCGTCAGGCATTGCTGGCGAAGCGATCGAGTACTTGAAAGGTGTCTTCGAAACGCTGAAAGCCGACACGATCAAGGCCTTTGGTGCGATCGCCAACGCGCTGGCTGCCGGCGATATCACCGCAGCAGCCAATGTTCTGTGGACCTATCTCAAGCTGCAGTGGATCAAGGGCACAACCTATCTCAAAGGCGTTTGGGCCGACTTCACCAGTTACCTTTCGGATGTTTGGGGCGATACTGCTTACGCAATCGGCGATGTGCTAATCAGTGCTTTATCGGGACTTGCGAGTGTATGGAATGCAACGCTCGGTTTCATGGCCGATGGTTGGACAATCCTCACGACCTCGGTGCAAAAAGGCTGGAACTCCACGATAGGGTTTCTCAAAAAGGGATTCATTCGACTGCGAGAGCTCGTGGATATTGCTGGCGACGTTTCTGTTCAAATCGGTGGCGTGCTCATCAATGCTCTGGCTGGCGTAGAGACCGCCTGGGTCGAAACGATTGACTATCTCGCCGACACTTGGTCGGTGTTCGTTGCTCAAGTCAAGTCGATGTGGAACTCAACCGTTGGCTTTCTGCGCAAGGCTTGGATCAAACTGAAATCGCTGTTCGATGATGATGTGAATGTCGAAGTCGAAATGGCCAAGATCGATAGAGAGATCCGCACAGCCGACGAAGCTGAAGAGAATAAGAAGCAGCAAGCCATCGCCGATCGCATGAAGCGACGCGACGCACGCAAGCAACAGATCGAATCCAATCGTGTTCAGATGCAGGAAGGGATTAAGCAGCAACTTGACGAACGTCGCAAGGCACGCGCTGGTCGTGACATTGATGGCGAGATGGCAGTTATCGATCAAGAAACCGAAGCCAAGAACCAAACCGTTGATGCGTCCAAAGAGGAGCAGTTCAAGCAAAACGAAGCGGCTGGCGAGTCACGACAGAAGACCATCGATGACACAACCGCTCGCGTTCAAAAGACTCTCGATCAAATGCGTGAGGAGGCTCGTGTTGCTCGTGAAGCCGGTCGGCAGTCGCCAGAAGATCGCGCCAAAGAGCGCGACCAGCAAGTAGCAGCAGCCCAAGCGGAGTTCGATGCAGCCGTAGAAACAGCCAACGCAGCCAAACCCCAAGAGTCGAGTCCTGAGTCCCGAGTCTCAAGTCCTGAGGTTTCAGAAGAAAAGTTAAAACCACCGTCTGCTCTTCCTCAAGACTCAAGACTCAAGCCTCACGACTTGCAGATCAAAGATCCAAAACTAAAACCTCCCAAGAAGAAGGATCTTAAGCTTGGTCTGGATCGGTCGGCTAAGGATTCAATGGATCGATTCTCCGATGGTCCCGAGGAGCCGACTGAGAAAACTGAAGCAGCTGGCAACTTTGATAGTCGTGGACTCGGTCTTGGTAGCGGCGCATCGCTCATTCCTGTTATCGAGCCTTCTGATCAGAAAGATAAAGCCGATCTGGATGGGATTGCCCCTGACGATGTAGCGGACGCTGACGCTAACGAACCAGAACTCGAAGTTCCAGAAGTTGAACCGGAACTCGGTCTGCAGCCAATGGACGCTGAAGTATCGTCGCCCGAGGATTTCATCGAGCCGACGGCAGTGGATCAAGAACCTTCTCTCAATCTCGAAGCGATCATGGCATCCTTTGCAGCGGTGCGAGTGCGTTTGGAGGAATTCGATGCTGCATTATCGCAAAGCGTTGCGCGGCTGCAGATGCCACAAGTCGCTGGCGAAGGGCTCTCGGATGATGTGAAGCGAGCCATCATCCAAACCGCTGAGAGCACCTCTCAGCTTGCCGAACGCGCCCGCACAGGAGGCTTCGTGTTCAGCTAATGGGATTCTCAATCGGTGGATACAATTTTGAATTGGCAGCTCTGTCCAAGAAAGCCACTCGCGGTAAAACGACCGCCGACACGTTCGTGTATGTCGGGACAAACGGTGGAGCCGTTGATCCGGCAACTGCAGCCGATGCCGTTCTGTCATACTATCGCAGCAATCAACGCGATCTGATTCCATTCCTGCAAGTTGATGGCGAATACATCAACGAGAAGCATGCACTGGTAACTGCTTCGATCAACAAGACCAAGCTCGATCCAGTCTCGTTCAATACCACCGGCGCTTCAACGCATCTCAATCAATCGCTCTTCACACGCGGAATCTATGCCGCCCCAGGCAAGATCGCTCCGAACTATCGTGGTGCAATCGGTGTGAGCGACTCGGGTGTTTCTGGCGTAGATGTAACGGTGCCAGCGTTCGAGTTCTCGGTCCGTAAGAGGTTTGAGTTTGTCTCGACCGAATACCTTCTCGCGATGGTCGCCATGACAGGTCGCGTCAATTCGACTGGCTGGTCGATCTTCGCACCAGGGGAAGCTTTGTTCCTAGGTGGCGAAGGTGGCGAGGACGAACAGAACTGGGTTGATGTGACCTATCACTTCGCGGCGCGACCCAATGAGGTGAACTTGAGAGTTGGAAACATCAGCGGTGTCGCCAAGCGAGGCTGGGACTACCTCTGGGTCAAACATGGTGAAGAGGTTGTTGGCGATCGTGTATTGCAAGTTCCTGAAGCGGCGTACGTTGAGCAGGTTTACTCCGAAGCGAACTTTAACGCCCTGGGGATCGAGTAATGGCGAGGAGAGTTCGAACAGGCGATAGACTTAACATCACCGCAGCGGAATACAACCGTTTGCTGGCGGCCGCCGATGCTATCGCTCGCGATCGTCTCTCGGGTGGCGGAGGAAACCGCACTCACGTTCGCGACGCTGCCACCGTTCGCGTTCAATACCAAAGCGCGACCACGGTGCCCATCGGTGGAATCGTCGGTTTTGACGCCCCACTGGGCGATCCTGACGTAGGACCAATGGACCTGGCTCGTTTCGTACGCGATGCGACGATCCAATCAGTGCGTCCAATCGCCGACGAGCATCTGGGTCGATTCGGTGTAGCTATCGAGCCGATCGCCGAGGACAAAGTCGGTCGCGTGGTGTTCGCCGGTGTCGTCGCTGCCCGTGTGAATATTCAGGAGACCTGGCATCAATATGCCGATGTCGCCAACTCAGGAGGAACGACACTCCAGTCAAAGCCCGACGGGTCGGCTCAAATTCTATGGCGGCGCGACGAGAATCAGATAGGTATTCAGTGGGCTGTCGTTCGCGTTGGAAAGCCAGCACATACTGTGTTCCTCGTTCGAGTTCCAGCCGGAGGCATTCCTCCACGAACGAATCTCCAAACTGGTTCTGCGGTCTGCGAACTCATGACACTCGATGAATCGGGTGAAATCCAAGCGATGGTCGACGCCTCAGACAATCCCGTAAAGATCCTCGCTAGGAACCCGAGCACACAACGCATTCGAGGTCCCATCCCATCGATTCATGATGATCAGTTCCTGCTGGTTACTTACGATCGACGCGGCGCTTGGTTGCTTCATCCGCCCAAGCAGACGCTTCTTTGCAAACCAACAACACGGATCCGTTCGAAATCATGGGGATTTGCCAGAGAGCTTCGTTTCGTGGGAGGCTTTTGGCAAGCCTCAGGCAATAGAATCTCGATCTACAATCTCTGCGACTACGCACTCCTGCCGACGCAACATGTTGCAGCACACTTCCATGAAGACACTCGAAGCTACATTGCACTCAGCCCAAGATGCTGTGACGACAACAGCGGCTCCAGTTCGCAAGATTCCTCCAGCACTTCGTTTAGCACCTCGTTCAGTGATTCAATTAGTGAATCTCTAAGCGATTCGAAGAGCGAATCAACAAGCCAGTCTGCTAGCGCATCGGTCAGCGATTCCCGAAGCCGCGATTCCAACAGCGGTAGCGACAGCGACTCCACCGATGACGAAAGCGGCAGTGACAAATCGACGGCTATCGTTCCCGCAAGCTTCACACCCGGCGGCTTCACCGCACTATTCACCGAAGAGTGTCCCGAAGTTCGATTCGACGATGTGCTCTTGGTCACGATGACTGGCCGAACCGCAGCAGTTCCCATCGATCCAAAGTTTGTGGAAGTGTGTGAAAAGAATTCGATCGAGGTTTGTGCGGCGCAGCCAGATCGTCCTCTGATGGTGGGTGCACGCGTCAACGGTTCGCACGTTCATGTGAAACTCAGTGAAGAATCGCAAACCCCCGTTCGTATCGTCCTTCGACTTACTGCGATCCGCCGAGGATTCGCAGGCCTCAGGTTCCCGAATCGTACGCGCGAACAGTTTGAAGCCAACGAACGATTCTTGCAATCCGCTTATCCGGGGGCGGGCTCATGAACAATCGATGGTTGCATATCTTCGGATCCAGTAAATCGAATGGCTCGGTAAGCGAATCCGAGAGCAGCTCATCTAGCAGTTCGTCCTCTAGCTCATCTTCCTCCAGTAACTCCTCTTCCTCAAGCTCTTCATCTTCCAGCAACTCATCTTCCAGTTCGTCAACATCGAACTCGTCATCATCTAGTAGCGAGTCCTCTAGCAGCCCATCCTCTAGCTACTCAACGTCCAGTGAATCGTCCTCTAGTAGTGCGTCGTCTTCCAACAGTCAGTCCTCCAGTAATTCCTCCGATTCGAGCCAGTCAAGCTCGAATCCATCAAGCTCCTCCACGAACAGCTCATCTGTGAACAGTTCGTCAGGAAGCAGTGATTCTGGTTCTTGGTCTGAATTGCCTTCAAGCTCCTCCGACAGTTCCGAGAACCATTCATCTTCGTCGCCTGCAAGCAGCAATAGCTCAACAGCCAGCACCAGTTCCACTAGCAACGCTAGCTCTTCAAGTCACCTCACATCTTCAAGCAATAACTTGTCATCTGGTGATGCCTCATCCAGCGAAAACCATTCCTCTAGCAACGCGAGCTCAGCCAGCGTTCAAGATAGTTCAGCCAGCACCACTACCTCCAGCCATGCGATCAGCTCGCATGCCCCATCTACCTCCCACTCAATCACATTCTCTGTTTCCTCGATGAGCGAATATTTAGCGTCTACTTCATCCAACACAGATCCATCGAACTCCAGCGATTCCCAGTCAAACTCCGACACGACTTCCGACTCCTCTTCGATTAACTCCAACAGCCAAAGCCCATCCGAAAGTCCTTCTGGTAGTCAATCGCTCCCGGTATCCACAAGCCAATCAGCCAACCCATCGAACAGTTTCAGCGACTCGGTAATTGACCCTCCCGTTTCGACAAGCCTGAGTGCCGTTGCTTCTGCGGTAGCGCACTATGCGATACCTCCCGAGGTACGCTTCGACAACACCGATCGCGACCAATACGCCACCTACATCCCTGGTCCCGGTAGCGAACTACGCAAAATGATCGGATGGCTTACACCCACAGACGCAGATCTCACGCAAGACCCACTCGCACAGAACAAGCTCGTGGCAGTCATGAACGGACTCGGAGCAGAAGGATGCAGAACCTATCTCACGGAATTGACCAATGGACTACTTACCGAAGCAGCTCAAAGAGGAATGAACCATAAAAATGTCACACCAGCAATCGCCAAGTCACTCATCCTTACCGCCATCCGCCGATTCGAACGCAAATTCCCCGACGGTCTTATCGAGTAAGAGGAGCGTGAAAGTGAATAGATCAACTCGGCGGATGTTTGCCAACAGTTACCCAAAGAGATCGCACTTCAACCAGTTGTGGCCGATTCATCTTCAACAAATTGATCGTCGCTGTGCCTACATCCGAGAGGTCAACAATGACGACTCCACTGATACTCCAATCAAAGTGATCAAGCCAGTTATCGCGTTGAGGATGAAACAAGCGAGATTCCACTCCTTCCTCAGTAAACCCGACAATCCGATTGGATTTGTGTCGATT